GCTGGTTGACAGGTGGAACTCTGAGGCCTCAGATTCTACAAGGCGTCACGAAAAAATGATTTCGGAATTAAATGACGTGACAGATGTACTTATGGAGCTGAAAGGTGCCATGAGTCGAATTAATGGGAGGAGCTAATGTACGAATATAATGCAACGCTTGTTAGAGTCGTAGATGGCGATACTGTCGATGCAATGATAGACCTTGGCATGACGGTATGGATAAAAAAACGTATACGGTTTCATGGAGTGGACACATGGGAAAGCAGGACTCGCAACAAAAAAGAAAAAGCTAAAGGTTTATTAGCAAAGGCCAGAACAGAAGAACTGCTGTGTTTAAACGATGGCAAGTTCAAATTACAGTCTATGGGGCTTGGCAAATATGGTCGGGTGTTAGGTGTCTTAAATATTGAAGGACAAAGTAAAACCGTAAATCAAACTTTAATAGATGAGGGGCACGCATATTATTACGAAGGCGGAAAAAAGAAAGCCTTTAAATGATAAAGTCTAACAGAAATTACAGCTTTAAAAAAGCAGGGGAAAAGATTGAGAAAACGATTGCGGATATGCTGACTGATATGGCTCGATATCAGAACGAAAGTATTCAAAGGGGCATAGACACCCAAACAGACATTAAAGGTGCGAAATACGCTAAATTAAGCACCGACTCAACGCTCCCTATAAGAAACAGAAGGGGTCATGGTTTTACACCACTTGACACAATGAAAGGGGCAAGGCAAAAAAAGCTAAGGAATACAAAAATTACACCTGCAAAGCCGGGCAGTCTCGTGTCTCAGGTTTTAATGCTGACAAAGCATGGCGTGTATCATAATGAGGGCGTGCCAAAATCGGGCGGATGGATTAAAGGTTTTAAAATACCAAAGCGTGAATGGTTTGGCATTACAAAAGAAATGAAAAAAAATGGCTCTCAATATAAAAAGTTCGTAGAAATGGCATTGTTTAAACTTGCTCGCTCACTACAAAAATAATGGCAACAAACGCCGAACTTATAGCATTATTTGGAGATGATTTTGAAAGCGTTCTTGCAGGCCTTTCTAAGTTGCCACCGGAGGCAAGGGAATTACTTGATCAAGCTATGGGTAAAATGCTTTATGACGCAGACGTATTTACCTCAAGGGTCAATAAGGCTGTACAAACTCAGGCGGCGGCAGGTATATCAACTAATGTTATAAAAGCAGGCCTATTAAATGATATGCAAACAGGTGGCCTTGTATTTGGTGAAATAAAAAACTCTGTTAAAAGCTCATTGGTTGAAGGCATAAATCAATCAGGTAGGGCAGGTCAGTTCCAAGCATTAGACCCAGAGTCTGATACGTTATTTACTTGGGTAACTGTTGCAGGTCATAAGATTTGCATGGATTGCAGTCCAAGGGGAGGAGAGCAAAAAACTCTTAAAGAATGGGAGCAAGAGGGCTTGCCCGGATCTGGTTGGTCTGTTTGTAGAGGGCATTGCCATTGCATCCTTGACCCAAGTGGGAAAATAAGCCCACGAATTGAAATGGAAAATATTAAAGATGGAAAACCTGTAAATACTGTAAAAGTAAAAACTGGTGGAGTAATTGAGTTTACTAATTTTGCAAAAGGTGACAAGGAAATAGAAAAATATTATAAACAAGCTTTAAATCAAGGTCAAAGAGAGGCAGTAGATTTTTACAGCACTTCAGGATATACTTATGTAAACGCATCAAGATATCTTGATGAAATACCAGCACAAAACAGTATGCTTTTAAGAAATGGATTTGATTGGGGTGGTAAAAGAATAAATATGGCAGATAATATAAATGCGTGGTCGCAAAAAAATATTGTAGACCCTATGTCAAAAGCACCAAACTATAAAGGTGTTAGCTATAGAGGAGAAAGACTGTCCATAGATCAAGTAAAATCATGGACAAATAAAAATAAAACAGGAGATGTTTTGCCTGTAAAATCTTTTTGGTCTACTTCAGCAGATAAAAAAGTTGCAAAAAGATTTGGTGATGGAGAGGCAACAATAATGTACACAATTACAGGCAAGAAAGGTAAGATATTAAATGGTTTAAGCACATTTAGAGATGAGGCTGAAATTTTATTTATGCCAAGCTCAAAGTTTAAAATTGACAAAGTATCTGTAGAGGCTGGAGGCAGTCAAATAAATGTATCACTCACAGAAATTTAATTTCTCTCTTCAAATACGATACCATTATCTCCTATGTATGATTTCCTGTGGTCAACTTTATCAAATATAATTTCGTCAGGTATTCCTAAAGGATAAGCCTTGCAAGATGCTGAGTTTGTATTTTTATGAATACACCTATTACATATAGGCTTGCCATACATCTCAGGGACATGAAGGCCGAATTTATCCTGTGCGTCTTTATTCACTTTAGCCATAATAAAATTTACGCATTTGCGTAATTATTTACCAATCCCTTGGCAAGATGTTTGAAAAAATGTAATACATTGCCATTGTGGAAGTCTATTTTGACAATCGTATTTTTTATCTGAGACTGCTCATACTTAGACGCTGAAAATATAGCCTCTATAACCACAGCAGATGTGATGTGGTGGTCAAGGCCATTCTTATCTACAATCAACCATTCTTCAGATGGTAATGCTTTTTCTTCTAAAAAAGTATTAAACCAAGTTTGGAAATTCATCTTACACCAACCCCCAAGGACTTTTTGCTATTCTTCTTCGTAGCTCGGCATATTTTCCATGTTCGCTGTCAGTAAGGGCAACAAAATAACTATCTCCATACCATCCGCTGTTTCGCATTATAAATAGCTTACCGTCTGTTATAAGTTCGCTTGTAAGGGCAATAATTTCCTTTCTTGTTGAGCTAAGTTTCACAGCCGCCCTATGACCCATGTCAACCTTACCTTGTGTGTCAGCGGTTGTTTCGTAGTATTTTAATAGTCTTTGTTTCATTTTCAACTCCTGTTGTTTATCTTTTGCTATCATAACTAAAACAATTATAACATATAATATGTATATGATGCAAGTAAAAAAAATAATAGCCTTAAAAAAAACTTTAAGACTATATTCTAATATGAAAATAGCAGGGAGATAAGCCAGATGGCTGAAGAAACAACAAAAGTTGATGAACAGGAAGTTCAGACTACAGCGCCAGAGGGTGAGGTAGATTACGAGGCACTTTATCATAAAGAAAAAAAGTATTCACAATCCTTAAGGTCGCGAGCGCAAGATGCCGAGTCTAAAAGCGATAGTCTTTCGCTAAAAGCAGAAGAAGATCGTCAGGCAAAGTTAATTGCTGAAGGTAAAAAAGATGACCTTATCGCAGAACTGAAAGAAAGGTCAAAAGAGATGGAATCACGATTGGCGGTCTTTGAAAAACAGGAGGCGGCAAAAAAGGAATCATTGTTGGAGGCTATACCTGAAGATGAAAGAGTGCATTATGAGAGTATGAATTTAGAACAATTAGAACATTTCGTGAGGCAGTCACAACCCTCAGACGTTTCTAATCCAGCAGAGGCTGTGCAGGGACGTACAAATTCAAATGTCAACCTTGATAATTTTATGGAAAACGATGAAAAATTCAGGCGCGATAATTTTGGGGATATTGTGAAAGCCTATGACCGAAAGTCTACACGCAAACAAAGGATAAATTAAAATGGCAACTCCTTCTGGAACCATTTTTGATACTGGCGTAACTCAAGATTTCATCCCAGAGCTTTGGGGTGATTTGATCAAGTAGGTCGTCTTCATAGGTAACTATGATTATTATTATTGCGGAATTAGCCGGGGAACCTAAATGCAAAAGCATAAGGCAATCCGAACCGAAGGCTATGCAGAGCATAGTCAGGGGCAGAGCATAGGCGATGAAAAGATATAATTCGCCCACGAGGCCGCAACTACTTACTGAGTAGAAAAGATATGCCGATACTCCGTAGAAATGCGGAGATGTGAGATAAAAAACTCACAGTAACGATGCTATAAATATTTTGAGGAACGCTTAGTATTCAAAAATACTATTGAAGACTATTCTTCACTTGTTCAGGGTAGTGGAAAAACAATCCATATTCCTGAAATCGCAAAAATGACTGCATCAAGTCTAACTGACGGAGCGGCAGTAAGTTATGTCGCACCTGCTGAGACAAATACTCAGTTAAGTATTGACAAGCACTACTATAGTGCGAAGATGTTTACTGATGTTTTGCAGGTACAAAGTAGCTACGATTTAGTATCTGCTTACACAAAAGCGATGGGCTATGCCTTGTC